GACAAGAACAAAAACGAAGTATATGAAGGAGATATAATGGAGTTTTACGCTTATGGCAAGCATTACATGGGCGTGGTGAAATGCTATAAAGGCAACTTTTGCATTTGGTGTAAAGACGCCGCCCCGTTTTTAGATGATGCAATAGAAAGGCACGGGGCAGTTAAGATTGGTAATAGGTGGGATAACCCCGAACTGCTGAAGGAGGTTGAATAACACATGAACGGTATTTGGATCAGGTCGCAAGGTAAAACTAAGCTTGTATTTGTGCATAGGATAGCTGCTGATGATCGCAGAAACGAAAAAACAAAAATAATTATACCTTATGACAAATATAACATTGTGCTCGGATGTTATGATTATAAACGTGCCATTGAGGTAATTGATGCAATACAACAGTTTATAGTTGACTGCTATAAGTGTAAGGACAACGTAATGTTTTCTCCAGTTTTTGAAATGCCGCAAGAATAAGGAGGTTGAATAACGTGAGGTTGAGCGATGAATCTACAGAAAAATTTGAAATAGAACTGGCTAATGAGCAAGTAAAGAAAATTAAACAAGCTATAAATGATTGTCAATTGCGTTTTGGTAAAGTTATGGGATGTGGGACTTGTAAAGCATTGCAATTATGTACATGGGCAAAAGAATTAAGTAGTACTATAGAATCTATGGGAAAGTATATAGAAGCCTTGCAGCAGGAGAATGGCACAGCAGAAGAAACCTATAACTTTCTATCAAGGCAATTTAATAAAGAACGAGCAGAAAACGAACAACTTAAAAAACTGCTTTATATGTCACAATCGGCTATGAATGGAGCGATAAAGGCTATGAGTTTAGGCGTTGAGAACGATAAACATTATTGGTGGCAGGAATTACAGAGAATCAGCAATATGATTAACGAACTGCTAAAGGAGGATGAAAGATAAATGACAAATCTTTTATTTGAGCTAGTCGATGGCAATGGAGTTCGTTGGGCTGGAAAAAGATTAGGTGATGATATTTGGTTAATTCGTTGGATTGATAACAGTGGACAATGGATTACGGTTAGAACATTGACCGAACAAGAATTAGAAGAATGTCAAAAGATGGCAGGATGCTATCCAAGAGCGTAAAGGAGGTTGAAAGCATATGAGGTTGAGCATAGAAGAAGTACGAGATTTAAAAGAAGCACTTGTATGTGATAAGAATAGAAAATCGCTCACATACACATGTTGCCTTGAACTAATCGACACTATAGAATCCATGCAGCAGGATATAGAGCAGCTACTGGCGCAGGTTGCGAGGATGAGGGAAGCGTGTATAAAAGGATTCAGTTTTTTATCCCTACTATTTCATAGAGCAGATATAAGAAATTGGGATGATATAGGGATGTGCTCTGTAAAAGATGTTAAACACGCTATGGATGAGCTAGAAAACGCATATAAGTCTATAGACACCGTCCAAGACTACCACAACCCTGCTGATGTGGAGGCGTTGCGGAAGGCGAGGGAAGCACTGATAGATGCTGAGCCATATACACAATATAGCGCAGAAGCAAGAGTACATGAAGCCATTGCCGAAATAGATAAGGCGATAGGAGGCAACCAAACATGAGCTACACCCACGACACGCACATAAGCCAGTCACGCCTGGGAGAATGGCGTGTGGATCCTGATCACCGGCAGGACCGCCAGAATGGGCCGGTGATTGAATATAAACTTAGCCCAGAAGAACTTAAAAAATATGAGAACATCAAAGGCGACAGGAAGAAGCCGATTGTATTAGATGTAAAAGCTATGGTTGAGAGAAGAGATGCGAAGAAAAATATTGAGCTGAAAGGGGAAATTGATATGCAAGAAAGAAAAATTGATAAAGAAAGACTTATTGAACTTTGCAAAGAATACGGATTTGGAAAGAATGCTTATGAGAAGATTGCCGAGATGATTGGCGTGACGTGGCATACTGTCGAATGTTACGTTTCAAAATGGGGAATCAGAAAATTGATTGAACAGGAGGCTGCAGCTACAATCAAGCAAGCTGTTCAGGGAGAAAGAAAACGGGAAAACGCAAAGACAAAGTTTTATATCAGTACAGGCTACGACAACAAAAGTAAGGCCGCGAAATTAGCCGAGGTTATTGAGTCTGCTGGCGGTGAAATATCCTACAAGTGGTGGGAGCTGCCATATACGGAAGACATTGCAGAACTGGCCCAAAGAGGTGAAGCAGAGTTGCAAGGTGTAAAGGATGCCGACGTTGTTGTGGTGATGTTGCCGGGGCGTTTTGGTACACACACTGAATTTGGTGCAGCTTTGGCGCTAGGAAAACGGATTTTGCTCTATGACGCCGGGGGATTTGGAGTGATGCCGTTCTATCATGTCAATGGTGTGCGGCAGGTAGTAGGAAGCGATATGGACCTGGTGTGTGAGGTACTGAAACTAAGAAGTGAGTCGTAATGTGATTATTATGTGAAATAAGGAGGTAGATGATTTTGGGCCAAAATGTTATTGAGAGAATGAAGCAAATTGGTGCAGACAAGAAAATAGCTGATTTTAGGGCTAAGCAACAACAGCCATATACTTTCAAGAAAAATTATGCTTACACAAGGGCTTGGGAATTTGTAAACGAATGTGAAAAACGTGGCTTGAATTGTCATGTATCCGTTGGAGGTCTGGACAGCATTACTTTGTATATTTTTCTCAAAAGCATCGGTATAGATGTTCCTGGCATATCAGTTTCATACCTTGAGGATAGAAGCATTCAGAGAGTGCATGAGCAACTTGGAATTATAAGATTATCGTCTGCTCTACGTGACGATGGTACTCATTGGAACAAAACACAGGTTATCCAGGAATTCGGGTTTCCTGTTCTCTCAAAAGAAATAGCTTCAAAAATTGAGCATTTACAGAATCCTACAGAAAAGAACGCTACCATAAGACATGCAATTATAACGGGGGAGACAGGAGAATATGGAGGCAATCGCAAAGGCACAAGAATGAAACTGGCGCAAAAGTGGCTTAATTTATTCGCGGGCTATGAAAACGAAAACGAAGGCGTTAATTATCAAATTGCACCTTTTAAGGTATCTGCCAAATGCTGCTACTACCTCAAAGAGAAACCTTGCGATGATTGGGCAAAGGAGCATAATAGTGTACCATTTCTTGGACTTATGGCTTCTGAGGGGGGGCGGAGACAGAAGTCACTTATGATAAACGGTTGCAATTACTTTGGTAAAACTGTAATTCGCTCCGCTCCATTTGCCATATTCAATCGGCAGGATATTTTACAGCTTGCTTTAGAGTTGGACGTTCCGGTGCCGGAAATATACGGAACAATCGAAAGGGACAAAGATGGCAAGTTATACACTACCAGGGCACAGCGGACCGGCTGCAGCATGTGTGGGTTTGGAATTCAGCTTGAGAAGCGCCCTCATCGCTTTGACAGGCTTAGGGAAAGTAACCCTAAAGAATGGGAGTACTGGATGTACAACTGCTGTGTAGATGAGGTTACTGGAGAAAAGTACGGCTGGGGTAGAGTTCTTGATTATATTGGTATTGGTTGGGAGGACGTATATGTTCCTAAAGAAAAATCAAAACCAAAAAGGAAGCCAAAACCGCAAATATTGCTTGAAGAATATAAACAGTGTTGTATGTTCTAATTCACATTTCAACAATTCTACGAACAAGGGGGATTACTGATGGGAGCAAAATCAACTATAAATCCGGAAGTATTAAAGATAATAAACAAAACTGTGGACGAGGCAGTAAAAAAGGCTGCGGAGGCTATCAAAAAAGCAAACGAAGAAGCAGACGTTACACAGAGAAACTATTTCAAGGAGACGGAAAGGCTGCTGTATTCATTGCCTGCGCTTAGATTGAAGGTTGCCCAGGATGAAGAAGACTTGCAAAACAACCAGATAGTTATGAAACGAAAATCCGTTGATATAATAAGGTTTTCTGGAATGGGGAGTAGCGGCAATTTGCATGATCCGGAAGCCGATTATATTGAAAGCCGCAAAGCCAGCATGGAACGAACAAAGAGGGAAATTCAGCGGATAGAACGGGCACTGGAGACAATCCAGGATGACCAGTATTATGATATTATTCCGATGAAATATTTTGATAACTACACTATAGATGATATAGCGGAAAGATTTGAAAAGGATGCCTCAACTATCAAAAGGAATAAAAATAGGCTTGTTAACAAGCTGAAAATAGTATTGTTCGGTGCTGATGCTTTATAAACGTTGCACTTTTCGTGCACTTTTTGTGCCCTTTTCATACAACTTTTTGCGTGTTATACTAATTACAATGGAATTTTTATGAGAACCGCACGGGAAACCGAGGCGGTTTTATTTATGCCATTTTGACCTCCTTTCTCTGTAGAATCCTGCCGGCCAGTCACCGTAAGAACACTGAGCCGGTGGGAACTGCAAAATATATTCACAAGGTGGTGAGGTGATATGCTTACAGAAAAACAAAAGCGCTTTGTGGAAGAATACCTGATTGATTTGAATGCGACACAAGCGGCCATAAGGGCAGGTTATAGCGTAAAAAGGGCAAGTGAATTAGGTTACCAGCTACTACAGAAAACTACAGTTTCAGAAGCCATATCAAAGGCCATGGCCGAACGTTCAAGGCGAACCGGAATTACCCAAGACCGGATAATACGAGAACTGGCCAAAGTCGCATTCGTTAATGCGACTGATGTCATTAACATGGATGAGGCTACTATTCGAGGTGAAGCTAACCGTGATGACACAGCAGCAATTGCAAGCGTAAAGGTAAAGACGATACCTACCGAAACAGGGGAGATAGTCGAACGTGAGGTCAAGACATATGATAAGCTGAAAGCACTGGAACTTTTAGGCAAGCATTTAGGCATGTTTACGGATAAAATCAGCATTAGTGGCGATATTGGGGTTAAGATAGTCGATGATATAACGGATGAGTGATGTTATGACAGAGGTGAATTTAAAGAGTGTTATAGCACCGAGTTTTTATGGGGTGCATAACGACATAAAGTATAATCGTTATACTCATTATTGGCTAAAAGGCGGCCGCGGCAGCACAAAATCGTCCTTCGCAGCACTTGAAATAGTCCTGGGTATGATGAAAGACCCTAACGCTAATGCAGTAGCACTTAGAAAAGTAAAAGAGACGCTGAAAGACAGCGTTTTTGAACAACTGATTTGGGCCATAGAAAAGCTTAAAGTTACTGAGTATTGGGACATAAAACATAACCCAATGGAGCTTACCTATATTCCGACAGGGCAAAAGATACTATTCAGGGGTGCGGATAAGCCCAGGAAGATAAAATCAATCAAAGTTAGTAAGGGGTATGTAAAGTACATCTGGTATGAAGAAGTCGACGAGTTCAACGGCATGGAAGAAATCCGGGTCATTAATCAATCATTGATGCGAGGTGGGCAGCAATTTATTGTATTCTATACATACAATCCCCCAAGCAGTATAAGAAACTGGGTAAATGAAGAAGTGCTCCATGAAAGACCTGATAGAAAAATACACCACAGCACATATTTAACTGTTCCCCGTGAATGGCTTGGGGAGCAGTTTTTTATTGAAGCTGAACATCTTAAAAAGGTTAATGAAAAGGCGTACAGGCATGAATACCTGGGCGAAGT